TGTGCTCCGTTTGGTTATGTACCATATCGTGTAGTTTCAACTTGCACTTGTGAACCACAGGTACTTGAAGATTTTTGGACATGCGTAGACAATGTTTTATCAGAACACAACCTAACATCTAGTGATTATACAAGAGCAGTTAAAGCATATTCTAACGGTAAACTATACGGTGAATTCGATAACTGATAAGTATACTTGATGAACGTATTCTTATTGGATTATTATACCAGGCTTCGTGCTTGGCATGATCTTAGAAATTCTCTTTCCCAAAAAACTGATTTACAAAAAATTTGTATTGAGGTAGATGCTTTTTGGCAAAAATGCCCAATGAGTAATCATTATCTGCACCCGGACGACATTGAGATGTGGCCAGGACCCTGGGAATTAATAAGTGACAACCATTATTGCTACTATGCAAGAGCATTGGGTATGGTATATACCCTATTGCTATTGGGTATAAATGATATTGACATTGTAGAGGCAAAAGACTATAATGATAATCAAGTAGTACTAGTCCAGGTTGACCACGCAAAATATATTATGAATTACTGGCCCGATATGGTAGTAAATAATAATCTATCAGAATTTAGTATCACAAAACGCATAGACATAGATCAAATTAAAAGAAAAATAGGCAAAGTATGAAAATTGATGTAACCAAACGTTCGGGGCAGAAAGAGCCACTAAACTTAGAAAAGTGGCAAGCGCAAATCACAAAGATTTGCAGTGGGATTGCTGATGTAAGTCAGTCAATGATTGAAATTAAAGCACAGCCTCATTTTTATGATGGCGTAACAACTAGATCAATTGACGAACTAACACTACGTGCAATCGTAGATTTAATCGATGTAGAATCAAACCCTGATGTTGGTCACACTAACTATCAATATGTTGCAGGTAAGCAACGTGTATCTATGTTGCGTAAGGATGTATATGGTCAATATGAGCCTCCGCACCTCTATGACATTGTAAAGAAGAACGTAGAAGTAGGATTGTATACACCTGAACTATTAGAATGGTATACACGTGATGATTGGGATAAGATGAATGATATCCTTGATCATTCTAAAGATGAAGAATATTCTTATGCCGCCATTGAGCAATTGATTGAAAAATACCTAGTACGTAATCGTGCTACGAAAGAAATTTATGAAACTCCACAAATTAGATACATGGTCGCGGCCGCTACTGTATTTCACAAAGAAGAACCGAACTCAGCGAGAATTAAATACATCAAAGAGTACTATCAAGCCGCTAGTGATGGTTTGTTTACTCTTGCTACTCCTGTGCTTGCTGGTCTCGGGACTCCTACTAAACAGTTTAGTAGTTGTGTACTTATCCGCAGTGACGATGATTTGGACAGTATATTTGCATCTGGAGAAATGATGGCTAAGTATGCCAGTAAACGTGCTGGCATTGGTTTAGAGATTGGACGATTACGTCCGTTAGGTAGTCCCATCAGAGGTGGTGAGATTATGCACACAGGTATGATACCTTTCCTGAAAAAATGGTTCGGTGATTTACGATCATGTTCACAGGGAGGTATTCGTAATGCAAGTGCTACTGTTTTTTATCCTATCTGGCATCATCAGTTTGATGATCTTATTGTACTTAAGAACAACCAAGGAACAGAAGAAACCCGAGTCCGTCATATGGATTATGGGGTTGTGCTTAGTGCTTTCTTCTGGAGACGATTTAAAAACAAAGAAAACATAACTTTCTTTGATCCAAACGAAGTTCCTGATTTATATGAAGCATTCTATTCAAACACTCCGTTATTTGAAGAACTATATGTAAAATATGAAAAGCGTAAAGACCTTCGCAAGAAGACTATGAATGCAGAAGAAGTGTTCAAGTCAGGTATTCTTAAAGAACGAACAGATACCGGTCGTATCTATCTAGTATTCATTGACAATGTAATGAATCAAGGTCCGTTCGATACAGAATATCATACAATTTATCAATCTAATCTTTGCTGTGAAATTCTACTTCCTACTAAATCTTTTAAACGTCTTGATGATATTGATGGTCGTATCGCACTATGTACGCTCGGATCGATTAACTGGGGTGCGTTCCGCAATCCTGAAGATATGCGCCGCGCTTGCCGCATTCTACATCGTAGCCTCAATAATATATTGGATTATCAAGACTTCTTAAGTATTCAATCTAAACTATCTAATGATGAAATTCGTCCATTAGGCATTGGTGTTACTAATCTTGCATACTGGCATGCAAAGCGTGGTTACAGATATGGAGACAAAGATGCACTACAAGACGTTAAGAGTTGGACAGAATATCAAGCATATTATCTAACAGAAGCAAGTGTTGAACTTGCTAAAGAACGCGGTGCATGTGTTGACTCGTCTAAGACATGGTATGGTAAGGGCATCTTCCCTTGGGAACGTAGGGCAAACGGTGTCAATGAACTTGCAAACTTTGCTCCTGAACTTGATTGGGAAACATTACGTACACAGATGAAAGAGTATGGAGTACGCAATGCTACGCAAATGGCAATCGCTCCGGTTGAGTCTAGTTCAGTTGTTATCAACTCTACTAACGGTATTGAAATGCCAATGAGTTTGATTAGTGTTAAAGAATCTAAAGCAGGCTCGTTCATTCAAGTTGTACCAGAGTACGCTAAACTAAAAAACAAATATCAAATGATGTGGGAACAAAAAGATTGTGATGCATATCTAAAGACTGCTAGTGTACTAGCGGCATATGTTGATCAATCAATCTCAACAAACACTTTTTACAATCCTGCACACTTTGCAGATAGAAAGATTCCAACAACGTTAATCGCTAAGAACTTGATGCAAGCACACTATTGGGGCTTAAAGACATTCTATTACAGTTTAATTAACAAAGCCGGAAGTAAACAACAAGATGAAGAGGCCCCGGCCCTTGAAATAATAGATTTTGATGACATGGAAGACTGTGAGGCTTGCAAACTATGAGTAAACAACAATACAATTTAAACACAAAGACAGACTATCTATCACGTAAGATGTTTCTTGACCCTGCGGGGCCAGTCACTATTCAGCGTTTTGAAGAAGTAAAATACAAAAAGATTGTAGATTTTGAACAAACGGCACGTGGCTTCTTTTGGGTACCAGAAGAAATCGCATTGTCTAAAGACGCTAATGATTTCAAAGATGCAAGTGATGCAGTTAAGCACATCTTTACTAGTAACGTACTACGTCAGACTGCATTAGATAGTTTACAAGGTCGTGGACCTAGTCAAGTGTTTGCTCCTGTTGTCAGTCTACCTGAACTAGAAGCACTTATCTATAACTGGACATTCTTTGAGACTAACATTCACTCACGTTCATATAGTCATATCATTCGCAACATCTATAATGTGCCAAAAGAAGTGTTTAACACTATCCATGACACAAATGAAATTGTTGACATGGCATCTAGTGTAGGTAATTACTATGATGACTTGCACCGAGTAAACTGTGCAAAAGAGTTAGGACAATCAGTAGACGAAATGGAACACATTCGTGCTATTTGGATGGCACTTCACGCAAGTTACGCATTAGAAGCATTTCGCTTTATGGTTTCGTTTGCTACAAGTTTAGCAATGGTAGAGAACAAAATCTTTATCGGCAACGGCAATATCATTAGTTTGATTTTACAAGACGAACTACTGCACAAAGGCTGGACTGCTTATTTGATTAACCAAGTTGTCAAAGAAGACCCTCGCTTTGCACAAATGAAGCAAGAATGTGAACACGAAGTATATCAACTGTATATGGATGTTATCCGTGAAGAAAAAGAATGGGCCAATTATTTGTTTAAGATGGGCCCAGTCATTGGACTTAACGCAAACATTCTTAAAGATTTCGTAGATTTTACTGCTGTTTCTGCATTAAAAGAAATTGGTATCAAGTATTTGAATTCTGCGCCTAAGTCTACTCCTATACCTTGGTTTAACAAGCACGTTGACACTAGCAAGAAGCAAACAGCACTACAAGAAAGCGAATCGACTAACTATGTAATTGGTGTTATGAGTGATAGCATCAATTATGACGAACTACCAAACTTATAAGGAAAACAAAAATGAAAGCAGTTATTTGGAGTAAGTACCATTGCCCTTATTGCGATCAAGCAAAGGCACTCTTAACACAAAAAGGCATCCAATTTGAAGAGAAGAAAATTGGTGACGGATATACTAAAGAAGAACTATTAGAAGCAGTGCCTACTGCTAGAACAGTTCCACAAATCTTTTTAGACGGCGAACTAATCGGTGGATTCACTGAACTCAAGCAAAAACTAGTAGCCTAACTATGCACAATCTTAGGGTAGGATTGTACGGTGATAGTTTTGGCACCGGATCTCTACCCAAGATTAATGATAACTATGATATCGGTTTTAACTACCATTGGTCAAAGTTACTAGAACAACATTACAATTGTCACATAACAAATTATGCTGTAAGTGGTGCGTCAATCTATTACTGTTATAGACAGTTTATGGATACGCATCACTTAAATGATATCAACATCTTTCTAATAACATCCCCTGCTAGACATGACCATGAGATTACATTAAACAATGTAAAACATACGGTAGCCAATATTGCTCATTTAGAAAGTCTATATGAAAATTCACAAAAACTCTCAGATGATGAACTAAGTGCGTTGGAAGAAGTGCGTATTTGGTATAAGATGCTAGATTACGACCAAGATACTGATGTTTGTAGATTGATGATAGAAAAAGTATCAACTGTTAGACCTGATACTATCTTAGTTCCATGCATGGATTGGGAACTTAACATTTTACCTACAGATAAAAATCTACTTTCTATTTACCAAAAACAAATGCAGACTTTGGGTTTAGATGCTCATAACGTGAAAGAAAATACTAAGTGGATATCTGGACATTTAACACCTGAGTACAACAAGTTGTGTGCTGACCTAATAATATCAAGAATTGATACTGGCAACTGGGATAAATGGGTAATACCCACTATAGAGTTTGGCCCTAACAAAGATGAATATTTCGTATCAACCACCTGATATCAAGATAAGTACTGTACAGGAGAAATTATGAACTTAAAAATCGATGAAGTATATACCTTCAAATTAAATTCAGGCGAAGAACTTATCGCCAAAGTTAAAGAAATCGACGGCACTGAAATTATTCTATCAGAGCCTTGCTCAGTTGCACCGGGTCCACAAGGTATGGGACTTGTTCCTAGTATCTTTACCTCAGATCCGAAGGGTGAAGTAAGACTAAATACTAATAGCGTTACTCTCTATGCAGTAACCGATGGCTCAGTCAAACTCAAGTATATTGAAGCGACTACTGGCATTAAGTTACCGGATAAGAAGTTAATTTTAGGATAATAAATGGCTAAACTAAGTAGAAAAGGCGATGCAAACCAAGTAGGTGGTAAAATCGTTCGTGGAGCCGGAACTGTTTTTGCTAATGGCATTGCAGTAGGCTTGCACG